TTGTAGGTGAAGTCTGTATCGTCAAGGATGGGGGCTACCCCATCGCTTACAGACACGTCCATTTTCCACGTGTATCCAGTAAGGTCCATGGGGTTGTTGTTAGCATCATAGAACTTAATCTCAAGAGCAAATGTGTCGCCGCTCCGGCAAGTAATATCTACCTGCTGGGCGTTATCTAAGTTTACGGAATTGGAGGAACAGCTCATACTACAAAGTTAAACATTCATCAATGCGTCACTTAGGCCGGGCTCTACCATGCCACCTTCTCCTTGCCGCTGCGCAATCAGCTTAGACTGCGCCTCTGCCTGCTTGTTGATGCGGGCATCTTTGCGGTTTTCCTTCATGTCGTCAATCATCTCTTGGTTCTGGGCACGAACAGCCTGAGCACCGATGATTGCTTCATTCTTGAGTCGCTGAAGCTCCATCTCGTAGCTATACTGAAGGTCCATGAGCTGGGCCTTGGCCTGTGCTTCTAGGGTAATCTTCTGAGCCTCGAGCTGGGCCTTTATCTGCTCTGCCTGCATGCTAGATTGAGCAGCAATCTGGGCGGCCTGCGCATTGGACTCAGCTTGGAGCTGAGCCTGCTGCTGGGCCTCTTCCATACGCTGCTTCATGCGCTTCTTACGACGCACCACAAGCAAGCGCTCGGCCTGCTCTGGGTCGCGTAGCTGGCGGATGGCAATAGCATCCTCAAGGTCAATCTCCTTTTGAGATAGGGCCATGTTGATATTCTGCTCTAAGTAAATCTTTGAACGGTCGTCCATCTCTCCCATCACGATGACACCAAAGTTGTACATCGAAAGGTTGTCAAACGAACTTAGGATAGCCATGTTGGTCTCCCCAATAGCGTTGGTGTACACCTTGTAGATGATGCTCTTGGGAGGGATGACCTGCAAACAGCGTACGATGTCGTCACATACCTTCTTGTAAAGAACCTGAGAGGCGTGTGTAATGTCGTAGATGGCGTTGTTCGCAGCTGCTATGGCCTGCTCACGAACGCCTACCAAAGCGTCTGCCTTAGGCGTGCTAGCGTCCATCACCTCGTTGATGCCCGTAGCATCACGAATCATACGTAGGTAGTGGTTGTACAAACTAACCAGCTGCTCGACGTTGCGGATGGAGTTGCCAAGCTCGCGGACAGGAGGATTCTGAAATCCTCCTTCTGGATTCTTCGAGCGGTAGTAAAACACACCAGTCTGCTCGTAGATGTCTTGAATCTCCAAAGGCTGGAGTTCACCACCACGACCAAGCTGTACGTTCTCCAGTCCTTCGATGTCGATGATAAGACCGTCAGGCTTAGCCTTGGCAATAGATTGCTGTAGCTTCAAGTGCGTGATTTGGAGCATGTCCCCAAATCCGATGACGCTTGATACCATTGACTTTGGAATCATACCACGAAGGTTCGTGGCTACGCAAGAGTACGATAGGCGAGCACGTGCGATGTCGTGTACGTTCTTCGGGATGTTCTTCTGAACTCCGTAGTTGAACATGAAGTCTGTTCCAACAACGTATATGCCTCCGTAGACCGTGGCGTTTTTCATGTATACTGCCTCGCGGTCGAAGACAGACTGCTGTGGCGCATTGTAGGTGCTGCCCTTGTAGTAGAAACCGATGTTTCCAAACTGAGACTTCTTCTTTTCAAACACGATGTCGTCAACAGACATGAACTCAAAATCCATAATCTGGACCTTGAACTCGTCGTATCCGTATCGGTAGCGGTTGCTGATGGTCTCGTAGTTGTATCCTTGGGTAGCGTAGCGCAACGGGTCGTTTCCGTAGCGGTTCATTACCGTCTGGGCAATCTGCTGGTACTGCTCCTCGGTGAACTGATTGCCAGCAAGGCGCTTGAGCTCCATGATGGTGACAGTGCGGAAGTGGCCAGCATAGGTGAGGTCAGCCATGTTAGGGTCATCCGTGTAGTTGTGGATGAAGTAGGCTGGGTCTACATACTGCTCGCGGATTCCGTAGTTCGGGTCGTTGGTGCGCTTGGTGACGGCGATGCCGCAGGTAACAAGGTCCTCAACACAACGGCGGTAGATACCGTCGTCGAAGTCGTTCCACGTAAGGGTCATCTCGGTTGCCAGCTGCGCAGCAATCTCGGCATCAGTTTTGATGTTGGTGTCCAAGAAGATTTCCGTCTCCTCTGGAGTATCGGGAAGCGATGCTGGGTCTACCTTGACGCTAAGGCCTAATGCCTTAGCTTCTTCAATCATCGACTTGTTCTCAATGCGCAGAATGGCTGCGTTCTTCTTCTTGTCCTTCTCGCTGCGTGACAACGGGTCAACAGCCTGTACCTGTGGGTACGGCTTACGCGACAGAATCTTGTTGACTACAATGCGAACGAACTTGGGGATGATGGGCACTGGGGTGTAGTCCAGTGTAAGCATCGTACCGTCTCCGTTGTTCGCGTCTAGTGAACTTAGGATTTGTCGGTAGATGGAAGTATCCTGAGTTCCCTGCGCGTAGTCACGGTTGTTCTGCATCTCATTGAATCGCTTTCCGTACAATGAGTTATTGTAGTCAACGCCAATCCACTGAGCATACATGGCCTTAGCGTACTGAAGACCATAGGGTTGCGACATCTTTTCTTCCGTACTCGCTAGCGGGTCGGGAAAAGTAGATTGACCTTTTGCTGTATTATCTCTTTGCATATCCACTTCGGGCTAATATGCAAATATACTTATTTGATTCAGCGTAAGATGACCCGACCCGGACGAAAGAACTTTTTAACGTCAAAGTTGGTTTTCTCCTTTTTGACCGTGGTGCCTTGCGCCGCTAAAAGCGCAAGGCCACTAGAGATGGAAAGGTCAAAAGCAGTACGGTCATCGACCTTAAAGTTTATCCAATCCTCAAGAGTTCGCTCGAAGTACATCTTGCCAAACTCAAGGGTTTCTTCATTGAGTCCAACGTGCGAATGGATGAACGCTTCGATGGCCTGGGCGTGTGCCTGAATAATGTCCTGAGAGTTGGACGGAATACCCTTTGTTTTGGTGCTTCCTCCGTATCCAGAACCAAGGTGTTGCGGCCTGTCCATCAAGTAGTTATCGTAACCGCGCTGCTCAAAATAGCGCGCGATTCCGTACTTGTTGTTCTCTATCAAAACCTTGTACCCGTAGAACTTTGCCGCCATCAAAACATCCTCATAGAATATGCGTGCCAAAGGGGGCCTTGAGGCGTACTCAGCAACAAACATGTTTGCTGGATACTGCATGTTGAATTTGTTGAACAGATGGCACGCGCCTTTTGAAGCGCGGCCATCTACGGTAGCATCAATGTCGTAGGAGTCAACTCCTCCACAGCCAAGCCAATCATTTTGCGGTCCCTGCTTGTTCCTGAGTTCGTACGGCGGCATCCACGCCACCTTCCAGCGTCCATTCTGGTCGGGCTTAAAGTATACCTCGCTGTCCTGCTTTCCGTCCTTCCATACAAAGTTGCCCACAAGAACTGGGTTGGGGTACAGCTCTTGGTTGTACTGAACCTGCTCGTATATCTTCTGCACGTTAAACAGCGATGACTTCGAGCTGTCGCGGAAAGCTTCCGACGCAGTAAATGGGAACTGACGGATTACCTCGTTGAGTTCATAGCTGTCGCCAGTTAAGGCCTTTCTCTCGTTCTTTAAGAACGTTTTAGCGCCCTGGGTGACTCGTTCCCCATCTACGCCATCGATAGGCGATTCTGGGTCATCTACAACAGGCATCCCGTATTTGTCAAAGAAGCCCTCCAGTGCGTCGTAAGCTGGGATGAAGATGGAATACAATCCACTCTTAGTGCGTCCGTTGTCGTTGCGGTCCTCTACGTTGCTGGCATCGTACAGGTCCCTAAACTGTCGCCCCCCTCGGTCAAGCGGGTTGACGGTGGAACCAACCATGGCCTTTCCTACAATCTTCTTACCGACGAGCAAACACGTGCGGTGGATACGCCACGACTCCCTGATGTCCGCAGGCTTCTCCCACTTACCAGCCTCATCCAAATAGAGGCGGTGCACCTTTTCACCGTCATAGGCGTTGTTGGTGGTGTTCTTCCAGTTGATTACCGTGTTGAGCGCATCCCCGCGATGGGACGTCTTGTTGG